TCATGAGAGACTTTCCTGAGTCCAGCAAAACGGAGCAGACCGCCAGCATTGTTGCCAGTTGAGAAAATCAGGCGCTTTTTTGCGTCAACGTGATAGCTGTCTGCGTTTGAGCAAGTGAACGGGAACCCTCGACACGACCCGTCTACCTCACCAGCGTGTTTAAATCTTAGCTCTGAGCCTGGCGGGGTTAATGGTAATGGGGTCGTTCCAAAGCATCCGCGCTGTAAAATTGTTACTTCGCCAGGGATTAATCCGGTTACTTTTATAACCTCTCCAGAGTCAGTAACTACAATGTAATAATCGGAAACGCTAGCCCACTGCGGGTATGCATTGTAAAATCCGAGCGCCAGAACACCTGTGTAGGCGTCAGAAATTGGAGGGATATTGGTAGCAAATGAGTTGTTTATATAATCGATATCTGCAACAAACTTGCAGGCATCGCAAACAAGCTCAATCTCTTGAACGTATTCCTGACCAGTTTGTGATTTTCTAATATCGTATGTCATGCCCAGCCAATGACCTCAAAGTCAACTTGAGAAAATTGTGAATTTTTATATGCTGGCTTTGTGTGCCTGTCAGGAACCTGCAAGCCGTAAATGCATTCGTCTGGCATTTTGGTGTTCCATAGCAGGCTTATCGGCTTAGAATTCAACACGTGATTAGTGTACTCATTCCAAAATTCTTTTAGAGTGGACATTTTAACAAAGTTTATAGATCCGCGCAGCTGCTTACCTTTTGCCAGCCTTCTCCCCGCAACCATATTAAGCCCGTCATCAGCATAAAATTGCTCAACGTCATCAAGGTACGCCGCGAATGCAGGCTGAAACCCGGTTGACATTGTGCGAGGGAATACAATCCCCTTGCCGCACATCATAGACATAATGTAAGGCTTTGATGTGTACGTGAGAACAACTCTCAGGCGCACTGTATCAGCGTACCCGCTTGGGAATAAGTCACCAAAATAAACCATGACAGGCTTGCCATCGGTCATTGATCCAAAGCTTGCGACCGTGTAATAAGATGCTGTTGACCCCCTAAACACAAGGACGCTAACATTTAGTCCAGATTGACCAGCATTTTTACTGCATATAGAGAAATAGTTAAGATCTTGCAACGATGAAAAATAAAAATCGTACTGGGATGAAGATGGAGCCATTGGCGAAAATTCAGTGTGATATGAATCATCAAACGCCATAGCCATTGGATACGCTGCATCCTCAATTCCTATGAATGTAGTGCCTATCAAAGAGTTTCTGTACCCCAATACTGTGCGACATGGATTGGCTAGGCTCTGCCCGTTGTTTACTACGAATGTATTACTCATCGAGCTGTAACCCCTATAACGTTTCGTCTGGCCGCATCTTCGCGAGCATTCTCAATCATCACCACTGCACCATCATCTTCTAGCAATGCAGCCATAGCGGAAATGCTTATTTTGTCATCTGCTTTGACGCCGCGCAGGTCATAAATGCGTTTTTGCTGAACCGTAGATTCTTGAGTGCTTGCTGTTGTTGGCAATCCTCCACCTGTACCCGCTTGACCTCCACCGATACCACTAACAGCGCCACCGGATCCAGGATTGGCAGACTTAATTGTTTGCAGAAGCTTAGCGCCTTGGAGTGCAACCTGTGCAGCAAAGCCAAGGTTAGCTGGATAAGGATTGTTTAATGCCTTGGCGACACCGCCAGCAATAGCAACCGCACCCTCGGCAATCGCGATATTCTTTTGCGACTGAAAAGACTTTTTGCCGAATGTGGAAATAATTTGCAACCCGGTATTGGCCAAATTGCTGTAAAGATCGATCTTTGAATCACGCTCAGCACGGGCAAGCTCTATGCGCGCACGCGTACCCTCAGCCTCAATCGCGGTTAGCTGCTCTTGATTAATCTGTGATTGCAATTGTTCCTGCAATCGGTATTCGTTTTTGATTCTGAGCTTTTCTGATTCAGTTAGATTCTCATTTTCCATGGCTAGCCTAAACTGCTCCTCTCTGCGCTGAGCATCGAGGGCTGCTTTAGCTTGGACATTGGCTATCTCTTCAAATTGTCTTGCCTGCTGTGCTGCGCGCTGCCTTGCAAATATGTCATTTTCTGAATTCAAAGCTTCTTCGCGGTAAATCTCAGATATTTGTTTGCGCTTATCAAGCTCTATTTTTAGTTGTGCAGTTACACTCTGAGCGCCTGCAATCTCGCGGTCAGCAATGTCCATTCGCTCACCTTCGGCTTCGATCTCTGCCTCGACCTGCTTAATGAGATCAATGCGAGCCTGTTCGTTTTTCTTGCGAGCCTTTAGCTGGTCAGCAGTTTCAACAGGTGCCGATGCAGAACCTTTATTGCCAAAGTTGCTATTTGTTCCGCCGCCTGCCGCTGCCGCATCGTTCCTGGCTTTAATCTCGGCTTTAGATGATTCGATAATCGCATCACGCTCACGGAATATTTGCTGTATAGATTCATCGCGAGCTGAGTTGATGGCGTTTATTTTGTTTTCGTAATTAGCAAGTGACTTTTCTGCGTTGTCACCATCAAGGAAATTAGATAGATAATCATCGAACTGCTTAAATTTCGCTGATACTTTGTCAATGAAGCTCGCGACCTCAACAACGATGATTTGAACACTTGCTTTGATGTTAGGGGCTAGGTCGCGGAAAGACCTCCCAATTAAACCTACACTTTCGGAGCCGACTTCACCGAACAACTCCAATTCATTTGAAAACTGGCTTAATGTTCCGCTTGCTTCACCGATTGATTCACCGATTGATTTAGATGCCTGCTTAAAGAACAAGATAAAGTTATCAATATTATCCTGGCTGGCAAGAGATTCCGACAAATCAATGATGACTTTTGCCAAAGAAGAGCTGGCGCCATTTGCTTCATTCACACGCCCGACAAATACAGTCGCGTTATTGGATGCGACCGTGAAAGACTGTGCTAGTGTGAACTTGGTTTTATCGGCAGCCTCTTGAGCTTTTTCGGAATAGTTTTCTAATGACCTAGTGATAAGCCCTGCTGTTATTCCGCCAGTCTCGGCAAACTTGCGAAGCTCTCCAGCGGTTTTTCCTGTTTCTTCACGAATCGCCCTAAGAATACCTGGCGCACCTTCTGCAATTGAGTTGAACTCATCGCCACGAAGCGCTCCAGACTGCAATGCCTGTCCAAGCTGACGTATTGCTCCTGCGGACTCTTCTGCCGACTTCCCTGACTCAAGAAATAAATTGTTAATAGTCTTGGTTAAGCCAAAAACCTGCTCTTGGCTGTAGCCTAAATTTTGAGTAGATACCGCAAGGCTTGTATAAAGATCTGTCGTGTCAGCAAGACCTGTTCGAGTCTCATTAGATAGCCTCAACAACGCCTCAGTGCTTGCATTAAGTTGATCCTGATTTTCTGTGGTGCGGCGTATTTGGTTCTGTATTGACGTGTATGCGTCGGCGTTTTGCTTAAGCTTATCTACCGCGAACACCGTCCCAATTGCAGCAGCAAGCTTATTAAGCGCGAAACCTGTGGAGGCTGCGCTTGTTCCAATGTTATTTACGGAGTTGTTGAGCTGGTTAGCGTTCTGTTGCGCGGCAGTGGTGTTTAGAACTATCTGAATGGTGCTTGTGTTTGCCATTATTTAGCCTGCCGCTTGAGCTTTTCAGCACATAAATGTAGATAGTGATCATCTAACTGTTGCAGTATTTTAACCGCTAAATCTGTTTCATAACAGCATTGTGATAGAGCATTAAGTATTGATTCTTTTGAACATCTCTCGTCGCGCCTGCCATCCCTTCTTGTTATATAGTAACAGTTTAGCAGCTCTATTTGTGATTCATCTAGGTTTGGTCGAATCTTCCAAAATTCATCTTCATCTCCATCCATTTCGTACAGCTCATACGTGGACTCCATCTCATCAAAATCCCACGTTATTTTTTTTTTAATTCCTCCAGATCTTCTTCTGCTTCTTCTGCAAGATAATATTCAAAGCTCATCGCGCAATTAATTAGATCGTGATTAAGTGATAGGAAATATTCAGGATTGGCAAATATGCCTCTGGCAGACTCGGCAGAATAAACTACATGCTGTCCAGTTTCAGCATCGATAACCCCGTCAAAATTAACCACCCCATAACCGCAAAGCCACTCAGAATAAATTAAATTCTGGTCGCTAACTTGCTGCTTATGGAATGGCCCGAATAGCTTTCTATTAAGAGCCTTAAGAAATTCTTGAGACTCATCAGTGCCCCATCTGCGAAGATAAAAAGTCATCCCCGCTAAATATATTGGAGCACCATCTCTTTGCTTATCAATTGATTCTCTGTAACAGGATAAGCTCATTGTTAAACCCAGCTCTTGTAAATCACGATAGTAGCATTAGCAGCAGCGTTACCTTCAGCGCCAAAGCTCATATCATGGTTAGCCACATCATTTGAACCGTCGGCTTGATTGTGCTCTGTGATAACAGCCTGAGGAATCCAGATATAGGTTTGATCTGTAGTCCCGCCGTGAGACATAAGAACGCCTACGCCTTTACGCGTGCCAGCTTGGTAGATTGCTTCCCAGTCCAATGTGCTTGAAATGCGCGAGCGGAAAGTCATTGAGCCGGTTACTTCGAATTGACCGCGCGCGAACTGGCGTGAACATGCAGCAGCATCGTCACCTGAGTAACTGTTATTTACTTCGATTGTTAGATTCTTTTGGATGCAGGTTTGACTAACACCATCAATGTAGAAACCAAGAATGTTTTGAACAGATGAAACCACTTTGTCGGTGCTGATCGCGGCAGTGGTTTGACCAGATATTAGCGCAACGCCAGGGACTTGCTTTTCAGCTTTGAATGAGCCGGACAGCTTAGAAAAACCTGTCTCAGGAATATCCAGTGCGGCGGTGTCAAGGATGCTATCGTAAAGGGTCAAATAGCTTACCGATCCGGCAGCAGACAAGTCTACAGTCCTACGCTGCAAAAGGTTGTAAGTAGGAAGATCAGCGTTGATTGTTTTATTTGAAACAAGTGTTACAGATGCCCCAGCGGATTCAGTGGCGGCAGGCGCAATAGTCGTGACAATCTTATTTGAACCACCCTTGCTAGCAACTATACTGAAAACATTAAGAAGCGGGTTTGTGTATCCAGTTAACCAAAATCCATCGCCAACGCTAAGCGCGGCATATGCAGTAGCTGATACAGTATGTCCATCAACTAAAGCGGCATAAGTTGTTGCGGTATTAGTAAAGGCAACCTGATCACCATGTATAGCTTGCCCAAGCAATGTGATTGACTGCTTTGATGTGCTTGACTCAAACTCCATCGAGTACTCTTTGGTGTCTTGAACCTGCTCTTGACCTTGGTTGGTGACTTGGATTGTGTCATCAGTAGCGTAAGTAATCGCGACCTTAGGCTTGCCGGTTGTACGGCGCAAAGGGATGAATGCGGGTGAAGTATTAACAACACCCTTGGTCAATTGTGGGAGGTAGGCAACGGTGGTGTCCCTGCCTCTACTGAGCCGATCTGTAACAATTGTAGTGGTCATGTTTTCACCTTATAAATTTGGATTTAATGTTTGAAATTGAAAGTTAGCGTCCACCTGGACACGCCACCAGTTTTCAGTTTCTCCGCGTGGGATAACTTCAACCGGGTAAACCACTACATCATCTTGAACGAAGCCATTATACAAAAGTTTAATAAGGTTTGCAGTGTTTAGTGCCGATTGTGAGCCGCCGCCTAATTTGTAGAAAACATCTATGGTTAGGATTCCGTTATTAAGCTCAAATGCGCCTTGTGCGTCCAGATCCTCCAGATTGGTAGTGTTTACTGTTAGCCGTAGCCATTTATCGGAAGGTGTTGTGAACGATGCATTCGGCAGCTTAACCTTCGCAGCAGTAAAACCCGCTGGCAAATTAGTCAGCAAGCGATTAATCAAAACAACTTCCGCATCCTGTAGGCTATTGCTCACGAGCTACCTCTTGCGCGATGATTCTGTCAATGTACTTAGCCGGGGCCTGCAATGAGGAGCCCTCGTTTAATTTTCCTATATAGGGTTTTGTATTCTGGATGTAGAGATTTGTGTATGTCGGAGCTGAATTAATTTTGGCCAGCCCATTCGATATTGCCGCAGCTGGATCGCGCATATTTATCTCTGTGTTGTCTGGAGCCCCTACACTAACAAGCCATGCACTGCGCGCCTCACTGGTATCAACGGGGGTTTCTTGCACAAGCCTGGTATCGATTCGAAATGCAAGCCTATTACGAACTCTTTTGACTTCGCCGGATAAGAACTGAGCTATGTTTATCTCAGGCATTATTGTGGCCTCACGTGCAAAGTAATTGATGCATCAGCAGGGTCCATGCTTACGCGCAATAGATTGCACACCTCACCTTTTCGCGTGACAGCGCAATTATCAGGGCTCGGCGTTTCGGTTAATTTCTGGCGCTCGCCAATTAGCATGTAGTCGCCTATCTTGATTTGCTGCCCGTCAAATTGTTTAACGTCGTATTCAATGCGAATAGTGCTAAATGTTTGCGTGGTTATTGTTGGCTGTTGAGTATTGTAATCAAATGAAGTTGTTTTAGTGATAACTGTAGGCGAGGCAAATTCGGCAAAGGTATTGCCAATTAATTCAGCGGCTAGCCCGTAGAAATCCTGTGTAAGACTCATGTGCGGTTAACCCTATGGAAGTTTTTTCCACCGCCATACCCAATTAGTGGCGCAAGAATGTCATCGATCAGCGTAAACGTCGTGCCGCCATCAGCAGAATAATCAGAGTATCGAATAGTCATAGGCCCAAGGGTTTTTTCAATGATCGATCCGTTTGAAATATTCGCTTGCGGGTCAACAGTTAACGAAAGCAATGCGGATTCGTTCTGCGCATCTTTTACTAATTGGGGGATGATATTGATATCAATCGGATAGCTGTCTTGATAAGCATCTACGCGAGGCCATGCGCGACGCTGTGGAGTTGTTGAGCTAAGGTAGCGCTTATCTCCTGTAAAGCTGTATGTATCAACGTAGCGAGCGCCCTTACGCAAGGCTATTTCTTTAGAATTGTTATCTAACAAAGCCCATGCCGTATTACCCATAGCAAGGTGATAAGCATCAGCCTCAACGATAGTGTTGTAACTGTCAGAATTTGCACCACCGATGGTAACGTCTAAAGTCATGGCACAGCCCTATGAGGTTTTAGCGATTTTAACGCATTAAAAATAATTAGTAAAACTTGCTTGACCGCACCGCTTATTAAGTCTAACCTTTAGACATAAACAAACAAAAGAGGTTTACATGGGCGCAAGTGAAGATGTTAAAGCAAGTGGTTTGCCGAACGCAAAATACGTTTATCAAGCCGCAAACATTAAGAAGGCTACATTTTTCAATTGGTACAACAACAACCGCCAGCTATTCGATGTTGTAGTGGCTGGGGTTAAATCACTAAAAGACAAAGGGGAAATAAAATGAAATTAATAATCGCAGCTTTAGTGTTGATTTGCGGCATATGTGACTATGCGTGTGCAGACAATTTAATTGTAGGGCAATACTCATACCATTTTAAAAAATATATGTATGCGGGAGGCCCAGAGTTTCGCGATAAGCATGCACTAATCGGGTACTCAACAGAAAATTATACCTTCATTGCTATGAAAAATAGTTTTGATAAAAATTCATTGGTCGCTCTGAGAACATTCCATAAAGACTTCAATAGCAACTTTCGCGGATATGCATCAATCGGAGTTGCTACAGGATATTCAAAATATATTGATGAAAGTGTTGGAGACCTTAGCCCTGTTGGATATTTCAATCTAGACATACATCCAAGAAGCAATAGGTTTGGGTTGGTTGTCACCTACGCGCCTGATGTTTTTGTTGGCGTAGGCGTTAGATTAAAAATAGGCAATTAAAGACCTGCTTTCCTAGAGTAGCCATCAATAAAAAACCCGCCTTGAGAGCGGGTTATTCTCATCAGTATTGCTTAGCCTAAGAGCTGAGCAACAAACTCTGGCTTCCAGACTTTACCGCCATAAACGCAAGAGATATCGATCATGGATTTCTTGTAGCCTTGGTACAAGCTTAAGTCGAATGACAAGCCAGACCACGGATCAACAACAATCATTTGATCCACAGCAGCATCACCACCTGGAGGCGCAGCGTATGGGCGAATCGCCAACTCGATAGCCTTCTTGTGGAATGCAACGTTAGCCGTAGAGGTGTTGCCTACGGTGATTGCATTGTTGTCTGGAATGGCTACGCGCAAGCCAGGGCCTGCAATTGTGAAGCCACCACCTGAAAGAGCGGTTGCAACAACATACTTATTCACAGTGTCAGCTGCAAATGTAACTACATCGCCAGCCAAGATTGTGCCGGTGCCAGTATCAGCAGGTATTGTAGTAGTCCCGACAACAAGGGATGCGCTGTTTGCCAAGTAGCCTGAGCCAGTGCCTTTAGTTACCGGAACGGGTGCGGCAGACTCTTTAATGCTCAAACCCTGAAGATTCAACAACTCGCCCTGACGAAGCAATGAGCTAGAGCCAGCCTCATTAACCTTTTGCAATTGTGCAAGGTTGCGCATCTTAGTGCCTGCCAATGTGTTGAAAACCAAAGAAGCTTGGCCGTCAGTTGGCATACCGTTGTCAACGAGGATTTGGCGCACTTCTGCAATCTCATTGAAGTTAGATGCAAAAGGAGTTGTGCCGGCAGTGCCGAACGCACGTGAAGCGCCAGCGCGAGCCAATGCCCACTGGTATGATTCAATTTGGTTTGCGATCGCACGGAATGCTTGAGCAATCTGGTCACCGTAGACGGTCTCATAACCAGCACCATTGTTCAGATGCTTAACATCCTCGCCGGTGTATGGGATTTTTACAGATGCGGTTTGATCAAGAACCATAGTTTTGTTATCTACGGTTTGATCTGTACCCTCTGGAATAGTCATGGAAGGCGTGATTGTGCCAACTGTTGGTGTGCGAGTGAATGCGCTGCGGACAGTGTCGCCCATTGCTGCGCGCCCTGATCCACCGTTAACAGTTCCAGATGGAACAACGCCGACCAATTCGCGGCCAACAATGTCGGCAGCAACATAAATATCAGCGGCTAAGTTTGTAAATACGTTAGGCATGGTATAAACCTCTTAAAAATTAATTTATGGCTAGCCTTCTACGACTTTGCCACCTTCTTTTGCAAATGTTGATCTGCCAACATGGTCAAGCGCATCGAATGCAGACCTTGCCATTGTCTTTCCGGTGGCCGCTTGCTTGTTACCGCCCTGCGAACCTCCGCCACTATTCTGCGCCGATGTTATAAACTTGGCCGCCTGCGGGGTAGCCTTCCACTCACCAATCGCGTCAGCTAATAGCTTATCACCGAGCTTTACAACGCGGTTATCACCATCAACTTCAACCTTCGCACCGCTTGCAAACTTGCTTAACAGTACATCAGCCATATCAACATCAGTAACGCCAGCCTTTGTAAGCTCTGCGCGTACACCTGATTCAACAAGCGCCTTAGCAGTGTATGCAGATTCAGATTCGTGCAATTTCTTGAACTTATCCGCTTCTGTGGCCATTGCCTTAGTTGATTTCTCAGCTTGGGTTAACTTGCCTTGCAACTCTTCAACTTGTGACTCAAGTGCGGCGTGCGCATCCGGGTCAATTGTCGAATCTTTGCGAGCCTTCTTAACTTCGGCCAATAGCTGCTTGTTCTTGTCGGCTAATGCAGTAGTCGCTTCGTTTACCAACTCTGCTACAGCTGCTTTGGTTTCTGGATCGTTAATATCAAACGGCATCTTTGTGACCTCTGGTCGGTTGCGGGCTCTGCCCAAATATCTACGCTCAATCACTCAGCAATTGAGCTGTAGCGTTATATTATCACATTTCTAATTCTATTCAAATCTGCGCAATTGCTTCAATGTCAGTTCGCGGCCAGACCCATCAATCAAATCAGATATGGTTATCTTGCCTGACTTATACAAATCGTATCGGCCCTCGCCCAGGTATTGCTTTTGCCATGCAGCAGACTTTCCGCTAATAAATTTATTGAAGTCGGTCGATGCTGGAACTTGGCCATCGATACTCGCCCTCATACCTTCTGTAACGTCATTTTTTGCAAGGCCTATTTTATCCCAAGCCTTCAGGATGTAGGTGAATAATGACCTGCAACGAAAGTGCCTTGGGCATGATTTATAAGGCAGCTTCTTAGGGCCTAGCGGTTTTAAATCGAGAGTGTATTTTTCATGATCATATGATGCGCATAAAAATGTTGTTCTTGAGTCAAGGACCGCGAGCGACATTTTCCCATCAAACAAATCATCGTTATCTGCAACGATTGCCTCACGCGCTGCTATTGCCACCGATTGCGTTGACGTCCTTACCAGAGCATCAGCTTCACGCCTGGATATATTGAGCGCATCGGTAACTCGCTTGGTAATTTGCTGGTTTGTTTCTGATTGACTTAAACCTAATCTCACCACCCGCTTAAATTCATTCTGAGCAGATCTCGATTGCTGGTCCCACCAATCTTTACTTGGGCTGCCAACCACTAAAACATTATTCGCTATTGCATTAAGCTGCGCGACAGTCGGCATAACCTTAACCACTGCCGCACCCACGATTGCATTTGCAGATTTAACAAAGAA